TCTGTTGATAGATGGAGCGCGTTAGTTACCGCCGCTTCAAAAATGTCAATTCAGCAAAATGCTGGTTCAGTTACGCCACCAGCCGGATATACAAATTATCTCGGTGTTACAAGTCTATCCTCGTATTCTGTTGGAACTGGTGACGTTTTTGGTATTCGTCAATTCATTGAAGGTTTTAACATCGCTGATTTGGCTTGGGGAACCGCATCTGCAAAAACTGTTACTCTGTCATTTTGGGTTTACTCAAGCCTGACAGGAACATTTGGCGGCGCTATGCAGAACTCCGCCAATAACAGATCATACCCTTTCACTTACACAATTTCATCTGCAAGCACTTGGGAATACAAAACGGTAACCGTTGCTGGTGATACCACAGGCACTTGGGCTACCAATAATTTTCCAGGTATTCAGCTTGTGTTCGGCCTTGGCGGCGGTTCAACATATAGCGGAACTGCTGGCGCTTGGGCTGCGGCTGAAAAATACACGGCTACTGGTGGACAATCAGTAGTCGGCACCAACGGTGCAACCTTCTACATCACCGGCGTCCAGCTAGAAGTCGGCTCAGTCGCCACGCCGTTCGAGCGCAGGCAGTATGGCACTGAGTTTATGCTGTGCCAGCGGTATTATGAAATAGGATCATCCGCGCAATTGTTTTCTGGGTATGTTGTAAACGGCGAAGTTTACTATAACTCGGTAAGATATGCCGTTGTAAAAAGAGCCACTCCTAGCGCATTAACTATCACCGATGTAGCAAACTCTGGTTTTCCGGCAGGCGCAGCTACGGTTGGCGTTTCAGGTTCGGACGGTTTTTACACACAAAAAGTTTGTAATGCGACCAGAAACAGCGGATATTTTCAATATTCTTGGACTGCATCGTCGGAGATATAAATGATAACTTTTGCGCTTAATGAAAATGGCTCTTACGCTTTGAAAAGCGTTGATGGCGTATCTACTGGCGAATGGTGTAATACCGAAACCAATCAGGAATATCTTGATTGGCTTGCGGAGGGTAATAAGCCAGATCCATATGTTCCGCCGACATCAATACCGCAACAGGTTCCCATGTGGGCCGTTCGCACGGTGTTGCAGAACGATGGCCTGTTCGATCAGGCGCAAGCGCTTATCAACGAAACTGATGACGTTGCGCTCAAGAACGTCTGGGAATACGGCAACTTTGCTGATCGGAACTCGCGGGCGATTAGCGTGCTTGCTATAGAACTTGGCCTGACCGAAGCGCAGGTCGATCAAATGTTCATTGACGCTAATAATCTTAGCGTTTAATGTAGACTTACCGACTAGCCGGATAGCTAGGTTAAGGAGAGCCGCGTGAGCGACGAAGAACAGGCTGTAGCGGAGATCAGCCCCGCGCCGGAACAGGAAGCCACGGCAGCACCTGAAACCGCTGATACGACGCCGGAGGAACAGCAGCAGACAAAATCGTTCTCTCAAGAAGAGTTGGACGCGATTGTCAGCAAGCGCCTTGCAAGAGAACAGCGCAAATGGGAAAGAGAGCAGGCCCAACGGCTTGCGGAGCAACAGGCTAGACAGCCTGCCGCACCTCCACCTGCGCCCGATGATTTTGAGAACGCGCAGCACTACGCGGAAGCGTTAGCGCAGCAACGGGCTCAAGAGCTTCTGGCACAGCGCGAGGCCGCACAGCAGCAAGCGGCGATCTTGGAGTCATACCGCGACCGTGAAGAGGAAGCGCGGGATAGATACGAAGACTTTGAACAAGTCGCGTATAATCCTAGCCTCCCCGTCACGGACGTAATGGCTCAAGCCATCCAGGCTTCCGACATTGGCCCCGAAGTCATTTATTGGCTCGGTTCCAATCCGAAAGAAGCCGGACGCATATCCCGTCTGCCGCCTGTCTTGCAGGCGAAGGAAATCGGTAAGATCGAGATGAATCTCACCTCGAACCCGCCGACTAAGCGTACATCATCTGCGCCCGCACCGCTTGCTCCTGTCACGGCTACCCGGTCAAACTCAGGCCCGCGTTATGACACGACTGATCCTAGATCACTAAAGTCAATGTCAACGTCGGATTGGATTGAAGCGGAACGGCAGCGGCAGATCAAGAAGTGGGAAGCGCAAAACCGGAGATAAAGAATGTCTAACTCACTTCTTACAATTGATATGATTACTCGCAAGGCTCTTGAGATCCTTGAGAATAATCTTGTCCTGACCCGCACCGTTAACCGTCAGTATGACGACTCTTTCGCCGTCGAAGGCGCTAAGATCGGCTCGACCCTGCGCATCCGTCTGCCCGACCGCGCTCTGGTCACGGACGGCGCTGCCCTTCAGGTGCAGGACGACAACGAGCAGTACACGACCCTGACCGTTTCGTCGCAGAAGCACATCGGCGTCAACTTCACGACCGCCGAACTGACGATGCAGTTGGACGACTTCGCGGAACGTGTGCTGAAGCCGCGTATCTCGCAGCTTGCGTCCTCCATCGACGCCGACGTTGCGAACAGCTTCAAATACATCGGCAACTCGGTCGGCACGCCCGGCACGACCCCGGCTACCTCGCTCGTTCTGTTGCAGGCGCAGCAGAAGCTGAATGAGAACGCCGCTGTCATGTCGCCGCGCTACGCGACGGTCAACCCGGCCGCCAACGCGTCGCTGATCGAAGGCATGAAGGGCCTGTTCAACCCTGTTTCGGCTATCTCGAAGCAGTTCAAGAACGGCATCTTCGGTGAAGGCATTCTCGGCTACGACGAACTGAATATGTCGCAGTCGATTAAGCAGTTCACGACGGGCTCGCGCACGGGCACGGTCACGGTCAGTTCGTCGGTCACGACCGAAGGCTCGACCACGATTGTTTTGACGGGCCTCGGCTCCACGACGATCAAGGCCGGTGACGTGTTCACCATCGCCAACGTCTACGCCGTCAACCCGCAGACCCGTGAGTCGACTGGCTCGCTGTATCAGTTCGTGGCTCTGGCTGACGTTACGGCGTCGACCACCGCTTCGGTCACTGTCCCGGCGATGTATTCGGCCACGCAGGCTCTGGCCACGGTCGACGCTCTGCCGGTCGCTTCTGCGGCTGTCACGTTCCTCGGCGCTGCCTCGACGCAGTATCCGCAGAACCTGATCTACCACAAGGACGCTATCGCGTTCGCCACGGCCGACCTTCTGCTTCCGCAGGGTGTCGACATGGCTTCGCGCCAGGTTCACAACGGTATTTCGCTCCGCGTTGTCCGTCAGTATGACATCAACAACGACCGACTGCCCTGCCGTATTGACGTTCTGTATGGTTACAGCGTCATTCGTCCGCAGATGGCGGTTCGCCTTTGGGGCTAATAGAGGGGGCTTCGGCCCCTTCTTCCTCTCAAATTAAGGAGCATTAGATTATGGCTATCACTACTCAGGGCGCTTCCTACCCGCTCGAATCGTTTGGCCCGACGCCGCCGCTTTCGCAGGGCACGGGCGGCTATCAGCTTGGCGCTGGCAACCTCAATGAACCGAATATGTTCGCTACGGCGGCTCCCGCCACGGCGACGGCTTCGGCCACGCTGACGGCTTCGCAGGTGCTTAACGGCGTTCTGCTCGGCTCGCCGGGCTCCAGCGCTGCGTCATATCAGCTTCCGACCGTTGCGGTTCTGGAAGCCGGCATTCCGTCCGCTGCGGCTGTCGGCGAAAGTTTCGACTTCTCGGTCATGAACGTTGACGGTTCGGGTTCGGGCGTCATCACGCTGACGACCAACACGGGCTGGACGCTGGTTGGCCTGATGACGGTCGTTGCTACGGCCGGCACCGCCCAGATGTTCCGCGCTCGCAAAACGGGCACGGGTACTTGGTCGCTTTACCGCATCGCTTAACACTAGGAGAAGGCAATGCCTAACACTAAACCTGTCGGTGTTGCCTTCTCTGATCCCGAACTCGTGGCTGGCACAACCATCACGGGCGCGACGATCAGTGGAGGCTCTATCTCTAGCGCTACCTCAGTCTCGGCGGCGGATCTGACGACCACGGGCGGCTTGTATATCAAGACGGCTACGGTCGCGGCGGCGGGAAGCAATCAGGGCACGGCTGCGGCTGTCTCTGACGGTTTCACGCTGGTTTCTGGTGCGGACGACGCCAAGGGCGTTATTCTTCCGGCGGCGGTCGCAGGTCGCACCGTCATCATTAAGAATAACACGTCCGCCAAAACGCTGAAGATCTACCCGGCGTCCAGCGACGCTATCAATGCTCTGTCGGCTAATGCGTCGTATGACATTGCTGGCCTTACGTCTACTCTGCTTGTCGCGTATGACGCGACGACTTGGTATTCGCTGCCGCTGGTTGCGTCCTAATTTAATCCTACGGGCGGGCTACGGCCCGCCTGGCCCTTACCATAGGTGTAAAATGGCTCTCATTTATTTGCGTCATGACGTGCATGGCGTTAAGATCGCTACGCTGGAATTAGAAGCGGAAGCCGACA